CTACTTTATCTTTCTTAATCCAAGGAGAGAATCTCTTCCTTTTCCTCAGACTATTTAGATAAAATTTATATTGCATGTCTTTGGAGAGATGATGATTAAGATTCATCTCATTAGAGAACATGATACTGTCAACATGACCAGACAGACAACGATTGACGATATATGGAGGGTAAGAGCCAATTGTTTCATTTGTGGCGATGTCCTCTTTATTGTAATTTATAGAGTTCATCCAATCTTTTAGTTCCATGTTGAAAGTCCCGGATCAAGTTTCCAATTTTTAATAACGATATCCATTGCCATTGTAATTCTAGGTTTAAATGATAAGTGCCTAGTTGTGTAGTGAGGAAGATAGGAAGGAAATATAGTAAAAGTACCTGGAATGTTTTTTTCTTTTATAATTTCTGGATCATTAAGTTGATTAACTGAATTTACATAACAGGTGTAAGTATCTTCACATTGTACTGTAAAATGAGCACTTAAATATGATGTTGGTTCAGTATTATGCAAATGCTGATTGATCTTTTGCCCAAATCTCATTATGTTTACCCAACATCTAATGTAGAATCCATCGGGAGTCTGATTACCATTTAAATCATTATAAAGTTTAACGTTGGATCTGACACTATCCAATAGAAGATTGGTTTCTGGTGTGTTCCATTCAAATACATTGAATAAACCAGATCTAGATGTTGTACTATTCTTACCCAATCCAGTATATCCATCAAATAATACTTTTTTGTCATCCACGTCATAATACTGAACTGGAAGTTTTTTTATTTCCGGTTCTTTTTCAAGAGCAGTTTTTGCAAGTTTATTTAAATCCAAATCAACTATTGTTTTACCAATAGAAAAGTCCCATGTTGGAGCATATGGAGTTAACTGATTTTGACTTTTTCTATGAATTAATTGCAATTCACAATCTCCTTCTCCTGATAATTCATCAAGATAAGTTCTTTACGTTCCTTTTGATCTTTCATATAATCACCAACAGAACGCATGGTATAAGTCAATTCAAATTCTGCTGCTTTCCAATTTTGGAATCTTTCTCTGATAAGTTGAGATGAATTATAAGATATGAGTTGAGGTGCATTATTAAACCGATCACAAATCGTAGCAAAACTATCGTGATTGAATGTATTATGCATGTTCCCCTTACGTCCATAAAGATTGCTTCCAATTTCATATGGAGGATCTAGATAGGTAAAGATATTATCCCTCTCAGGAAGAAGTTGTTCGTAAGATTTATTAGTAATCTTCCACTTTCTAATTAGTTGCCCATAGAGGGGCAACTTCTCAATACCCCTTGCTGAGAAGTTGGAGTCAGATGCTTGGGCAGAAAAGGATGAGGACTCAGAGAGACCAGAAAAAGAGCACTTGTTGACAATATAGAAAGCGACAGCACGAGCCGTAAGGTCACACCCTCCGGGGTCTTTGCTAAGATAGTCTTTTGAATCCAAGAAAAGGGATTTAGCCGACACGGGGTCAGGGTGCCTTTGTTTAAGTTCTTGTAACTGTCTTTTAATTTCATCACTATTGTCTCTCAGTTGTGTCCAAAAATTAGTCAGTGGTTCGTACAAATCATTAACCCAAACATCTAAGTTAGGGTATCTTTGTGTGATATAAATTGCAACTGATCCACCACCAAGAAATGGTTCGCGATATTCAGTATACTTACTAAGATCTGGGAAGTGTGGTGCAAGTTTTTTACATGCACGAGACTTGCCACCAGGATATCTAAGTGGTGTTTTAAGAGATTTCATAGGTAGTTAGGTTTATCACTTTTATGAAGAAGAACGCCATCAACTTTGTTGAATAATTCTTGCACATCATTATGCAAAATACGATACCCAGTGCCGACATACAATTGTCCAAGGACCACAGATATTGTGGCAGTTCCCCAGAAAATGTAATACCACTTGGACTTTACTTGTGCTCTAATTTTAGTTTTCATTACGAATAAGTTGCAACTAATACAGTGCGTCTATCACCTGGTGCAGGTTGATAAACAGAGTGATATCCACTAAAAGTAATTATAGCATCTTCTATTGGTTTATACAACTCATCATTAATGCTAATTTGCCCATCAATAAAATCTGATAAGTATATAATCAAATTTTTATGAGGTATATCCTCATGATCAATATGAGGAACGCTAGGTTTGCCATCATAATAATGAACAACATTTGCGCAAATTCTATGAATATGTTTTACATTCATTTCATTAGCAACAAAAATTTGTCCTAAAACTTTCTCGCACAATCCAAGCAACTCTGATTTTGGTACAGGAATAAATCTACCGTTTGTGGGATTAGGGCCCTCCATAATCATATGTTGATAAATTGGATTATTAGTATACCCCCCCTGTTCATCAGAAGTAGATGTCTCATGATAATACCATGGGATATATGGACCATTGATTTTTTCTTTCAAAGAAAGATACTCATCTGTTTTCGAATTATGCAAGACTTTCATTACGAATACGTTTTACCATACTTCTTTTCCATAATTATACCATAATCATCCGTCATCGTTTTTTCAAGATGACATGATGAGCATAATAATTGACACTTATGTAATTCGGATAATGTCCTTTCCCAAGAGTCTTGTGGACTTACATTAAAACATTTAGTTCTAGGATCTTTATGGTCAAATTGAAGACTTTCAGTTGTTCCACATTTAACACATTTACCACCCAACTTATCTCTCATTTCCTGCAATCTTTTCTGTCTTCTTTTTTCCTTTCTCCCATCATCTTGATATGTTTTATTATAAACATCCCTTACTTCTTTACCACCCCTTTCAGAATAATACTTTCTATCAGAAGCTCTTCTCTTCTCCATGTATTCAGGATCTTCTAATTTTCTCTTCTGATGTAGTGCTTTTTGTTGGGCAAGTAATCTTTCTTTATTTTTTTGGTAGTAAGTTTGTTCAGTCATTTAAATTAATAATCAAAAGTAATATCTACCGGGTGTATCATAAACGGGATGTCTATCATGTTCACCGTGATGACTGTAACCATTTCCATGGCAATGTCTACCATCCTCATGAATTATACCAGATCCTTGATGAAAATGGAAATGCCTGTGACATACACTAGGACCCTTAGGACGAGGATGATAGTGAGGTTTAGGACGCCTAGGACGATGATGATAGTGATGATGGGCTTGATTACCATCAAATGGTTCCCAGAACTCTTTCCAAGTAATTGCGTTAGCAGGTGCGGCGAGCAGAGTCAGACCACCAAGGAGAAACAGATACTTTTTCATTTGAATTCACACTCCACCATAATTTCAGTTAGTGCTGCTATAAGATTAATCTCTTGGTCAGCTACGAACGCAATTTGATATTGATACTTAGCAATAAGCAACACAGCAGCAGCAATGCTAGGACCTTCAAGGGACTCCACCAGAGCATCATAAACACGACGCAGTAATACGCTAGGATCGTTGTCCAAATTAGAAACGACCCACTTACGAACCTCCGTAAAGTTTTTCTCTTTAAGAACTTTGATAAGTTCATTGATGTTTACATCACTAAATTGTGCAAGAATTGCTGTATCAATATTGCCTCCGGTAGAATACCGTTGACACTCATTAAGAACACGTCTCCAATCAGGGAAATGCTTATTGATAAGTTCTATTAGGACTTTTGGATCATATGCAATATTCTCCGTATCCAAGATTGTTTGTAATCTTTTGAAGAACTTGGCAGCGATTGCTGGTTTTTGTTTGTTTGTAACTCCGAACTCGACCACCGCGCATCGGGAGTGGAGAGGTTCGATAATTTTGTTCTTGTAATTGCAGGTGAAGATGAATCGGCAGTTGCTATAAAACGCCTCAATATTTGCCCGTAAGAGGAGCTGTACATCATGGGTAGTGTTGTCAGCTTCGTCAATAATGATGACTTTGTGCTTTGCGCCAATTGCTTGAAGCGAAACGGTCGAAGCAAAGTTCTTTGCCTGGTTTCGTACTGTGTCCAGAAATCTTCCTTCATCAGATCCGTTTATGATTATGTAGTCACACCCAAGTTGTTCACAGAGAGCTCGGGCAATAGTTGTCTTACCACAACCAGCAGGACCTGCTAGCAATAAGTTAGGAAT